CATTCTCCAAGCCAACTTCGCTGATAGCATCAACGATAGTGGTGTAGCTGATAGCGCCGGGAACGTGCTTGGTGCACTTTGCGCACTCTGCGTAGAAGTCAGCAGTCATTTCGTTGGTCAGAACGTCGTTAGCGAACTTCAGAGACATATCAAGAACATTGTTGTCAGTCATAAACTGAGAATCAGTGTAGTCGAAAGTGTGCTGTGCGCGCTGAACCTTGTATTCATGAGGAACGAAAGCCAATGCGCCACGAGCGCTGTTCTTAGCGCCATCAGCCAGCTTTTCAACTGCGCCAGTGTAAGAATAAACGTTAACAACCTTAGTCATACCCTCAGCCTCAGCCAGAGAGTTATCAATAGTCATAAGATTACGAGCATTAACAGCAGTGGTTAGCAGCTCAGTTGCTTTAGCTTCAATAACCTTGTTTTCAAATAAAGTATGTGCCATAATGAATTACCTCCATTAAAATCATTCAAATAGTTTCTTGTATAACACTGGGTCAGAGTTATACAGTTTTTGTCTTTCTGCTATACTCATACTTCTAGCAGTTTCTTTGGTAATTTCAGCGGGAGAACTACCATTGCCTTTAGGAGCATTACCCGCCAAACGCTTTTCAACCTCTGCTTTTACAGCAGCCTTGAAAAGTCTGTCTAGTCTGTCAATGTTAGCTTGACTTGCTTCCAAATCATCGTTAATAGTGATAATGTCAGCAAATTCAGCAGATAAACCACGAGAAGAAAGAACGCTCTTTAATTCGCTCTTATTCTCAGCAATCTTCATCTGAGCTACCATTTCCTCTAATTCAGCAATTCGGTTGTCTTTCTCTGCTTGCGCGCGGGCATCACCATCTAGTTTAGAAAGAGAAATCTGCTTTTCATATTTCTTCTTCTGCTTTTCTAGTGCTTGATTTACGCGCTTATCGCTTTCGCGCTGTAGCAAAGCAAGAACCTCTTCTTGTGTGTAAGTCTTAATATCATCGGCAGGAGTGTTATCTACTGCACCAGTGCCATTGTCAACAACGTTGTTATCTAAATTATCCATTTAATTGAACCTCCTGATTCTGCGCCATTGCGCAGCCCCAAATATTTGATTGCTTCTTTAGTGTCTAGCCCCCAAAAGACAAGTTAAGTTTAATCCACTTCTACTACTGGAATAATACAGCAGCGGCAATTGCTATGAGCTGGAACAGGCATCACATCATAAATAGGAAAGCGCTTTAAGTGAAGGTCGCCGCAAATCTCACAGCGTCTTTCATCTTTGCTTGCCCATACTTCTACCTCAGTAATACCAGCATCCAAATATCTTTGTCTTGCTGCTTGAGTTTGGATGTGCGCCATCTCAGTTCTAACAAGTCTGTCAGCCCTGTTGTAAGCAACTCCAAATTCTTTTTGTAAAAGCTTCTTTAATTCGTTGCTATCTCTTCCAGTAGCAACACAAGTGATTAAGTTTTCATTAAGAGCTTCTTGGAGCTTTTCGGTATTTGTCCAAATACGCTAACTCCAACTCTTACCATCAGCACACCAAATCTAGTTTATCATCTGCTGCGCTGAAACTGTATCAACCTATCCAAAGAATAAGTCATCTTTGATTGCGATAGCTCTATAAATGTTAGTGTATTCATCCACAAAATTTTTGTTTAGGAGTGTGTGTGTCTTATCTCCTAATTTTTCTAATTCATGCTTTAATTGCGCCTAGAGCTACCAATATTTATCAAGCTTATATAGGTCAGCTGGAGAGGGCTTTCTGCCCTCTTCCATTGCTAACAATAAGTGATTGTAAGTGTCCTTGAAATACCCAATCACTCTTTCCATTGAAGTAAGATAATACTTCGTTAATTGCTTTTCTGTATCAGCTATGTTTTTGTCTGTTAGTGCTTCTTGAGTGCGCACTTGGCGCTTTGCCCAATATTCCTTTGGAACAGCCATTAAACATCATCCTCTTCATCCTCAGTCTGAGGAAGGTTGAAGCCATATAGCTCCATATTTGCGGCTTTCTGAGCCTTGATTGCTTCTAGCTCTGCGTTTACATCAGTAACGAAAGGCAGCTGAGCCAAAAGTGTAGCATCAGAAACAACACCGCGCAGAGTGTTAACAAGATTGACAATGTCATTGTTATCAGAGGGAATATTGCGCTTGAACTCAATTTCAATATCTCTAAACACTTCTTCACCCAGCTTTAGAGAAGCAATGCCGCTGATAATCTCAACACGGCGCTGAAGCGCTTTCTTCATCTCAGCTTCAAACTTGCCGGCTCTGGTTTCCATTCCTGTCAGTCTATATCTGATAGCAATACCAGAAGAAACACCACCAACAAAAGTCTCAGAGCTGAAGTCTGGACACTGCGCGATTCTGTAAATTGAATCGTGGATTCTCTTCAGAATGTTTTCGACTTGAGCATCATTAGCGCTCTTGGTCAGCCATTCAGCTCTCGCGCCCTCTGGTAGCAACAGAACTCTATTCTGCTTCATAGAAGCAACGTCGTCTTCCTCTGCGTCTACGCCCTCCAAAACCAAATAAGCGTCACAGAAAGCACTATAATCATCAATCTCTGCGCTCACCAGCTCATTCACTGCGTCCTGTAGGCTCATAATACAGTCAAAGACGCTCTTTTCATCTGGTAGAACAAAGATGTTTGCGGGACACTGTGAGAAGTAATGAGGCTCTTCGCTAATCAAGGTCAGATTGCCATTCTTACCACTCATTTTGTAGTGTTTAATGTCATAATCACTATAAACATCTACATTGTATGTATCGCTTTCATCCCAATCACTAGCACTATACATACGGACAAAATACATCAAGTCAGCAGTCAAGCTATCATCATAAATACCAAAACAAGTTGTTGGATTGATTAGCTTGAAGCGTGTCTTTCCAGCATTGTCCATATACATCAGCTCAGCGGCAGTGCCATAGATTAAAGCATCAAGCAAGAAATCACTGTCTTCTGCCTAATAGTCGTTATAGCGCAGAATGTTCATAATCTCTTCTATGTCGTTGTCGCTTCTATAGCCGATATAACCAGGAGTAGCTAAATAGCCGCAATAGCTATCTACGATGTTTTTACAATAGTTGATTACAGTGCGGCTACAGGGCTTGGTTTCGTCTGCGTAAGTCTTATTTAGAATTGTTTGTAAGCCATCATAATAATTCTTATAACGGTTTAGCTTAGGCTCTATGTTCAGTCTAAACCGATTTATCATCTTGTATAAAAGCGCTATATCAAGTTCTTTTTCTCTGTTTAGATAAAACACTGTAGCACCTCCTTAATATTTAACGCCGTATCTTTCAAACAGCTCAGCAACAGCTTCATTCTTTAGAAGTTTTTTTTGCTGACCTTGGTTGAGTGAATCATAAACGAGCTGTAAAGCTTCGCGTGTTTCATTTACAACACTTTCGGTCAGTCTTTCTAGCTGGACTTTATTCATTCACTCACCCCCAATTGCGCCAGAGCTGCTACATAGTCTTCATCAGAAGCAGCGCCCTCAATTAGAATGTCTGTTTCTGTGTAGTCGTGTGCAACTACATCAATTGCTTCTTCATACAAAGCGCCATCACATTCAATGTAAAAACCAGCATCAGAGTAGGTCTGAATGTAAGTGCGCTCTTCGATTTTTAATTCTTTAGTTACTAACATTCAATCAGCCTCCTGTGATTTCTGGATAGTCTTCAATCTTTCTAAAAGTAACGCCAGAGCCAACAAAAGAAGTCCAGTTCGTAGCAGATTGATAATCATTATAGCTCTCAGCTGGAACATAGATATATTTGCCATGGTCGCCAGCAGTAGTAGGAATGAAGTTAAAGGCATTTACATTTGATAAAGTAGGCGGGGTTGTTGCTCTAACTATAACAGCAGTTACATTAGTGCAATCTTTGAAAGCCTCTGCCTAAATTCTAGTGCAGTTCGCGCCAATATCAATTTTAGTGCAAGCCTTATTACCACCAAAGCTACCACCAATGTTTGTAGCGCTTGGTAAAACAATTTCCTCAAAGCCGCAGTTATAGAAGCTAGAAGTTCCTGTTTCTGTCAGTAAAGACAAATCCAAAATCCTTAAACTAGGACAACTAAAGAAAAGATATGCTTCTGCTTTTACTGGATGAAAGTTCTTTACCTCAACAAGCTTTTCTGCGCTTTGGAAATAACGTGTATATCCACCAGAAGAAATACCAATATTTGTAATACTTGATAAATCGATTACTTGAACACCAGAACCATTCAAGATGTTTGCGCCGTTTAGTTTTTCAATCTTGCTAAAGTCAACTTCGGTCAGATTGGTGCAGTTCTGAAAACAGGATGTTCCAAGCTGAGTGACTTGATTTAGGTCTAGTTTTTGAAGTGCTTTCTTGTTATAGAAAGCATTGTCTGGAAGAATAGTAATACCATCGGGCATCTTATATTCAACAAGTTCATCTTTGAAATAAGATGTTAGTGTGTCTCCATCTCCACCGCCTGTCTGAATACCAGCAATAGCAGTAGGCATATCATCAAGCTTTAGTAATGCGGTTTCGCCAGTCTTGGCGCGGATAGCATCACCAATAGCAGTCAGTTTATCAGTTAAACTCATTTCTTCCACCGTCCTTTTCCAATACTGTAAGCGTGTAACATATTAGCGCTTCTTGAAGTCCATTCCAAATTTTCCACGCAATTATTTAGCTTAACACCATCGATATGATTAACCTCTGGCAAATTATCTGGATTAGGAATAAAAGCTTCAGCGACAAGACGATGGATGCGGCAATGTTTATTCTTGCCGTCTTTGCTCATATGGATTTCTTCATAACCAAACTGGTTAACTCTTG